TATTATGAAGGTGCTTTTTATGATATTACACCACTTGGGACAGCGCTTACATCTTGTACATTAGCTTCTACTACTGGATCTGCAACTGTAACTGTTACAAAAGCAGGACATGGTTTATCAGTTGGGGATTACATTAGATTTACTTCTCCTTCTCTTGCAGGTGGAGGTGTTACAACTTTTTCCAATGCTAATTTTACAACAAATACTTTTGAAGTAAAAACAGTTCCATCGTCTTCTACTTTTACTGTTACCATGCCTGTTACAGAAGGTGGTACAGGAATGTCTGGTGGTGGTTCTACAATTACCACAACTCCTTACATATTTGTAGGTCCAGTTAATCAAACTTATGGTTATGGATGGGGAACTTCAACTTGGGGAACAATTGCATGGGGAGAAGCATCCTCATCTCCTACCGTTGTTCTTTCTCCAGCTAACTGGTCGCTAGATAATTTTGGACAGATATTAGTTGCAACTGTTAAAGATGGTAAAATGTTTTCTTGGGATCCATCCGTTGGTGGAGCTCTTACAACTAGAGCGACTGCAATATCAAATGCTCCAACAAAATCTACAATGACTATTGTATCAGATAGAGATAGACATTTAATTGCACTTGGAACAGAAACAACTATAGGATCTCCTTCTACACAAGATCCAATGTTTATAAGATTTGCAAACCAAGAAGATTATAATACTTGGGCACCCACTGCAACAAATACTGCTGGAACATTTAGACTGGATACCGGAAATTACATTGTTGGAGCTGTACAAGGAAAAGATTATATATTTATTTTAACGGATCAGGCAGCATACACTATGCAGTTTGTTGGCCCTCCTTTTGTATTTTCAATTAGACAAGTTGGAACGAACTGTGGATGTATTGGTCAACATGCAATGGTGTTTGCACAAGGAGCAGTATTTTGGATGGGATTTGGAGGAGGATTCTTTGTGTATGATGGAACAGTTAAACAATTACCATCTTTAGTTGAAGATTATGTATTTACAACGGGAGGAGATAATTTAGGAATAAATTATAACGCTTCTGACATTGTTTACGGTTCTCACAATAGTTTATTTAATGAAGTAGTTTGGTTTTATCCAACAGCAAATTCAACGGTGGTTAATGCATCGGTAGTTTATAACTTCGTTGAAAACACTTGGACTACAATGTCACTTGCTAGAACAACTTATTCAGATGCTCAAACTTATGATAAGCCATATGCTACAAAATGGAATTCAACAGCAACACCAAGTTTTCCAACTATCAATGGTGTAACAAATACTTATGGTGCATCAATTTATTATGAACATGAAACAGGGGTTAATGAAGTAAGTTATACTGGAGTCAAAACAGCTATTCCTGCATACATTGAATCAGGAGACTTTGATTTAGATATTGAAGGAGATGGCCAGTATTTAATGAAGATAAATAGATTTATTCCAGACTTTAAAATCCTTACAGGAAATGCTAAAGTAACTTTATTGTTAAGAGATTATCCATCTCAAACACAAAATAGTCAGATGTTAGGACCTTATACAGTTACTTCATCTACAACTAAAATAGATACAAGAGCAAGAAATAGATTAATGAGTATTAAAGTTGAAAATGAATCTACAGATGAAAACTGGAGATATGGATTATTTAGAGTAGATATTCAACCTGATGGAAGAAGATAATGGCAAAGATTACAGTTAATATACCAGAACCTACAGAACAATATTCTGCAGATAATCAAAGACAAATATTGCAAGCACTTGAAACATTAAAAAATCAATTAAATTTTTCTTATCAAAAAGATTTAAAAGATGAATTAGAAATATTTAGTTGGTTTATTTTTAGCGGACCTGGAAATTAAATGACAATTTTTTATAAAAACCAAGGTTATGATTTAACCACAACTAATTTGACAACCGTATTAACTATTGATGCAGAATCCGTTGCAATTATAAAAGAAATAGCTGTTACTAATGATGATAATTCTGCTCATGAAGTAGACTACTATTTTAGAGATTCTTCAGCAGGAATAGATTATAAATTTTATCATACTAATGTTCCTGCGGATTCTCATGATAATGCTATACATAATGCACTAGTATTAGAAGCAGGTGATTCACTTAAATTTCAAGCAAGTGCTGCAAATGTCATCTCTGGACAAATCTCTTATGCTCTGATAAATAGATCTCAGGAAAACGGATAAAGATATATGTTTTATTTTTGGCATACAGCAATAGTAATATTATTCTTAGCCTTCTCATTTTTTATGGGCTATAGATATGGTAAGAAAACTAAAGAATTTAAAATTACATACGTAGAAGATAAACCTAAAACAAAATGTCCGATGGGATTTAATTAAAATATGGATAAGAAAGAATATCATATAGATACAGAGACTGTTACAGTAATAAAGAATAAAAAAACAGGATATGTTTATAAAGACGAAGAAGAACTTAAAGCTGCAAACGTTGATCCTAATGATATTAGTCGTGATGTTGTAGTAAAAGTTACTAATAAAGGATTAGAAATGTTTAAAAAATTTATGGCGGATAAATGAAACCTAGAGGTGGAACCGAATTACAATTTGAATTTTTAGAAAAACATGTCTCTAAAGAATTATTAGATCAAGTACAGATTTGTACATCTGTTCCTGGAAAAGTTCCATTACATCCAACTAAATTAAATATCCTTTGGCAAAAGAATTCATATGATCAACCAAATCTTGCGCCTTGGTTTAAAGACAAATCTAATCACGATAAATATGATTGGTATGTATTTAACTCTCATTGGAACTATGAAAAGTTTAGATATTACTTTGATATTCCAACACATAAATCTATTGTTATTAAAAATGGAGTAGTTCCTATTGTACCAAGAACAAGACATGTTAAAGGTGAACCCATTAAATTAATATTTCATCCAACTCCATGGAGAGGATTAAATGTAATACTAGCTGCAATGCAACTGGTTAAAAATCCACTGGTTAGTTTAGATGTTTATTCTTCAACACAAGTTTATGGAGATTCATTTAAAGAAGCTAATGATGATGCTTATAAAGATTTATATGAACAAGCTAAAGCATTACCTAATGTAAATTACATTGGTTATAAACCTCATGAATACATAAGAGAGAACTTACATAAATATCATATCTTTGCGTTTCCAAGTATTTGGGAAGAGACATTTTGTATATCGGCACTTGAGGCAATGGCTGCTGGACTTTATTGTATTACAACTGATCTTGGAGCTCTTTATGAAACAGGTGCTGAATTTATAACATTCATTCCTTATGAAAAATCATTTACAAGTTTAGCGCATAAATTTGCATACGCAATTGACCATGCTGCAGATACACTAGATCATCCTGCTATTAGACAGCATTTAGATATGCAAATAGATTACACTAATAGATTCTATAACTGGAATAAAATTGGATATGCTTGGACTAACTTTTTAAAAGGAGCTCTTAATGCAAGATCCAAGTAGACCTATTTGGTTTAAGCAACCAGAAATAAAAACAGAGACTTCTACAAGTTTTAATTTTAAAAATACAAAGTTATTAATTGCAACTCCAGTACATTCTGATGTTTCTATTCATTACACAGAGTCTTTATTATCATTACAAGGAATGGGACATTCATTAGGTCTTAGTATGGATTTTCTATTATTAAAATCCTCTTTAGTTACACAGGGTAGAAATTTATGTGTTGCTAATTTTTTAGCAAAAGAAGAATATACACATTTACTTTTTATAGATGCAGATATTTCTTTTGAGCCTTCTCTTGTAGTTAAACTATTAAATTGTGATAAAGAAGTCATATCTATTCCTTATCCAATGAAAACTATTAATTGGAATAAAATACATCAAAGAATTAAAGAAAATATTAATGCAGATGATTTATCAAAGTCTGGTTTTACTTATCCAATAAAAGTAGAAGATCAAGATAATATAACTGTAAAAAAAGGTATTATGGAAGTTACTCACTCTCCCACAGGATTTATGTTAATAAAAAAAGAAGTTATTAAAAAGATGATTGAACACTACCCACATCTTAAAATTAAACAACCTACTATTATGAATGGAGAACCTACAGAAAAAGATCATTTATGGAATTTTTTTGATACTTGGTTTGATGAAAAAACAAATAGATATTATGGAGAAGATTTTGCTTTTTGTCATAAGTTTACAAATATTGGTGGTAAATGTTATTGTTATATTGAAGATTTTATAACTCATGTGGGAGAATATCAGTTTTCTGGTAGATTTAAGGATGAATTAATAAACACCAAAATTATTGACGAATCAGATAAAAACAAGTAAAGTCTACCATTTTCAGGACTTTGTGCCTGCTTTATTAACTATAAAAATATGACAATATCGCGAGCACAAATGAATAGACAATTATATCAAATGGGGGGACAAGGCATTATGCAATTAGGTAATGGCCAAGAAGAACCTATATTTCCAAGATTAGAAACTTTAAGTCAAAATTTAGGTCAAGCTGAACAAACGTTAGGAGCTCCTTCTAATGATCAATTTAATGCATCATCTATTACAACTGCAATTACCGGTAGACCTCAAATGAATAAAGGTGGATCTCCAGAAGAAGAAATGGAAGATATAAAAGAATTTTATTACGGAAGAAGAAGAGGAGAACAAGAAGATCTTTTAGATGAATATCAAAGATTTAAAATGAGAAAAGATTTTTTAAGAAGATACCCAAGAGATGAAGCAAGATTTGGTGGAAGAATGGGCTATCCAAAAACAGGAATAGGTTCACTTGCAAATAGACAAGGTTATTTCTTTGGAGGTATTGGAGATGCAATTGGAGGTATATTTGATGCAGGTGGAGATATACTTGGAAGTCTTGCAGATGTTGGAGGAGATATCATAGAGGGTGTAGGTGATGTTGTAGGAAGTGATATATTTCAAAAAGTAGCACCTTATGCACTAGCTTATTTTTCAGGTAATCCTGCTTTTGCTGCTTCAGGAGAAGGAGCTTCTTTTTTACCATCATTTTTACAAGCAGGTGGAACTGAAGGTGGACTTGGAAGTTTTGGAAATATTTTAGGAAACATTGGAAGCTTTATGCCACAAGGTGAAACAAGTGGATTTAATCCGTATCAGTTTGCCACAAATTTATTAAATCAATTTCCTAATGAAGATGATCCTAATAATGAAGGAAGAGGAAGAGGAGGATCTCAATTTCCAACAGACATGGTAAGTATATTAACAAATATTTTAAACAAAGTTTTAACAAGGGAAGGTATAGCAGGAACAGCTGGAACAACTGCAGCTAAATTAACTTATGAGGAAATTAGGGATTTAAATGAAAGATTAAAACAACAATATGCTCAACAAAGAGAAGGAGTTGCTGCTAAAAAAACTCAATATAGAACTGCAGAAGGAAGAGAAACATTACCGGGCTATAGTGTTACAGGAGTTCCAAGAACAGTAGCAGATGTTTATAGAAGACCTGCAATGAAGGGTGGAATTATGGGTATACCAATGGGTAAGCCAAGAACAAACTCTGCTGGAGTAAAAGAAATTGATTACAGACAGTCTGGTGGATTTGTTCCTCCAGTTGGTGTAAAAGAAAAAGCAGACGATATACCTGCAATGTTATCAAATAATGAATTCGTATTTACTGCTGATGCTGTAAGAGGAGCAGGTGGTGGTAGTGTTAATAAAGGAGCACAAAGAATGTATCAATTAATGAATCAACTTGAGGGGAGAGCATAATGGCAGTAGGACAAACATTTAATTTACCTCCTACATATTTAGAACCACTTGGTGAAGGTATTGCAGATCTTTTAGCTAGTATATTACCATTAGGAGAAGGTCAAACATTAGACTTAAGTGGAGTAATGCCAAAAGTTGCAGGTGTAAGTCCACTTATACAACAAGCACAACAAAGAGCAGCTTCTCAAGCAGGATTAGGAACTTTACAATTTTCACCAGATACAGGAGCCGTTACGGGTATTGGTCAAGGAACAGGTGTTGCAGCTTATGAACCTTTTTTACAACAAGCTCAACAATTATTATCTCCAACGGCATATCAACAGTATATGTCTCCATATCAACAAGAAGTTATTGATGCTACAACTAGATTATTAGAAGAACAAAGAGCAAAAGGAAGACAACAACTATCTGCAGAAGCAATTCAACAAGGTGCTTTTGGTGGTGGTAGAGAAGGTGTTGCACGAGCTGAATATGAAAGAGGAAGAGATATTTCAGATGCAGGATTACTTGCTCAATTAAGACAATCTGGATTACAATCAGCTCAAGAATTACAACAAAGAGGTATTGCTAATTTATTAAACATTCCACAAATTCAACAAGGATTACAAGGAAGTGTTACAGCTGGACTTGGTGCTGCAGGTGCTGGAGCTCAAACATATTCTCAAGCTTTATTAGATGCTTTACAACA